AGGAACCCAGCGACAGACAGCGCGACAAGAAACAAGTCGGGGCTCATTCCGGTCCATCCTTCCGCGTGCAGTCCTCTAACATCGCGTGCAACGGAACGTAACCGTGACTCCCGTCGTATGCGTTGGGCGCGTGGCCAGCCCAGCGCTTCGCCCGCAGGCAAAACGTCCCGTCTTCACAGAGGTGGAAGCATGGCGGCCCACCGTTCCCCACAACCTGCCCCCAGTCGGCGTGTTCGGCCGCGTGGAGCAGAGCCTCTTGCTTCTTGTCACCCACTCACCCCTCCCGCGGCCGTGCCGCTTCCTGTTGATCCGCCAGCCAATCCCACCAATCCGCCACCTGCCGTAACCAAGCCGCAGCCCGCCGCCACTCGCGCGGCTGGCGGGCGATGCCGTCCGCAATCGGCACCTTCACAGCCGCCTCCAGCGGCTGGGCCTCGCCGCGAATCGCTCCGCGGTGCCGAAGGTCGCGTGGTTTCCTCACAGCCCCGTCGCCTTCGTGCCGGGCTTGTACGGCCCGTTGGAGTAGCCCATGTCAAGCTGCACCAGCCGCACCGTCGCGGCCCGAAGCTCTGCTTGCGACAGCAGCCGCCAGGACGATCCGCTGCCGACGAACACCCAGGTGTTCGGATCGCCGGTCGGCACGGTGTCGGGATAGCCACGCCAGTCGGCGTAGCCGTGGTAGGTCTTGCCGCCGAGCGTGACCGTCACCCAGCCGCGGAAGAGGGTCGTTCTCGGAATCGCTGCCGGGACCGGCGACTTCCGAGGGGCCATCGCCCCCTCGCCGGACGCACCGACGAGAGCCAGAGCCGCCACCGCTACCAACGTCGAGACGAAACGCATTTCAGAATCCCTTCGAGGAATCGAACCGTGGCCGCCGTCGTGACGCACCACACCGCAAGGACGCCAAGAGGGGGTCGAACCCTCGTTGCCGGCAGAGCCGGATTCTTCCGCGGCTGGGCGCGCCCAGCACTTGAATTATTGGCGTCGTCACATCACCGCTTCGCAACCACCATGCACTTCGTCACGGCCGAGATCCGCTTCGCCGCGTAGGCTTTCAGGTCTTCGACAACAGACGGCGAGAGAAGTATGTCCGCGTCAATCGCGTTCACCACTCGCTCGACCGTCTGCCATGTCCTTGCCCTGTGGATCTGCGACCGAAGTTTCGCGGCCTTCACAGCAGCGATTGAATCAAGATCAACTTCAAGCGGGGGGACCATCGTCACGCTCCTTTCAGTTTGCTACGGATGTCTTGCCGAAGCTGAGTACGTATGCCAGCAATCTCGGCCTCAAGCTCTTCGTTGCGTTGAATCAACTCGCGCCCAATGACAACGGTCATCAAGATGGCTTGCGAGAACTCACTCCCTGTTGCCATGCCGGCAAATGTCTCAAGCCTGTCAAATGCGTTCGACCAATCGGCAAGCTTGCCGGCGTCACGGCTCATGCTCGGTTCCACGTTTTGGGCGTAGCTGTTCACAAGATCGTCAAGCCAGGAAAGCTCTCTTCGAACGCGATCCTTGGCTTTCAGTCGCTGATCCAGTTCATCAAAACCGTCAGCGACGTTGTTCGCTACCTTGTCGGCAGTGATGCCAAGCACGTGAAGCGACCGAACGATCTCCAAAACGCTCGCTGCCTTCATCACAGCACCTCCATTCGCGGCGTGTTGTGACGGCCTTCGTTGACGATGAACAGGTTTCGCCTTGCTCTCGTCACGGCGACGTAGGCAATCCGGCACTCCTCGTCGTGCTGCCTCTCGTCCTCGGCACCGTTCTGGACGCGGCCGGATGTTGTCGTGAGGAAAGCCACGCTGTCGGCCTCCATCCCCTTGACGCTGTGGATCGTCCCGACACGGCACTTCGGCTCTGCGGCCAACTCCATGCCGTGGTTCTTGGCTTGCTTTCTCCACACATCAGCGTGATCAACAAGCTTCTCCCATGCCCCGCTGGTGATCGCGGCTTGAAGGGCAGGGGATGCGCCGACGTCTTGAAGATCCGCGGGAAGGATGAAATCCCAGCGGTCCATCTCGTCATCCGACGAGAACCGCTTCTTCGTCCCGCGAATGAGCATCGGCTGCTTCACTCCTGGCGAGAGCATCCCGTTGCTTGGGAGCAGTTCCGTCGCCCGTCGCCACTCCAAGCCGGTAATTGGCTCACCCCGCTCCAGCTTATAGAGCGCCTGCAAGCCGTCTGAGCGGTGAGTCGGGCCTTCAGGGGCATTCGTCCAGCGGCAGGGCTTGCCTCGCCCATGCATCGCGGCGGCCAGCCGGCCAGCTTGGTAGCGGGTGCGAGCAATGAGCAGCCACGACTCTCGCGGATCAATGCGGTCCACCATCTCATCAAGGCCATCGGCCGACTCAACTCGCCCGTCATGGTCTGCCGGCTCGATGTGTCGATCAAAGTAGCCACGGTGCATCCTCCGCAGGCATTGTTCGCCTAACCGAAGAATCGGCGCAGGGCAGCGATACGACTTCGGCATGATCTGCTCCTTGGTGGCCTTCCACCCCATGAAGCAATCAGCGTTGCTGCCTGCGAAGCCGAACACACTTTGAAAGGGATCGCCCACCACATAGCACCAACGGACGCTCGGGGCTGCGACGAACCGCTTGCACACCAAGTCGAGGAGTGGGCTTGCGTCCTGCTGCTCGTCAAAGAGCCATGCGGACACCTCGGGGACCGGGGGTAGATTCCCCTTATATATATAGGAGCCTTCTGACACATCGAATCGAACTCCAGCTTGCGCGGCGAGGAGATCTACGAAATCGATTCGGTCGCCAACTCGCTTCGCCGTCTCATACCTGTCGAGCATCGGCTTGATCTTGGCGAAGTCGGGGAGCGAATCATCGACTCGGCGCTGATTTCGCACGACCAACTCGACCGGCACAAGCATCGAACGAGCCAAAGCCCAGCAGTTCAACGCTGCGGAAGCCTCGGGGTCACCGCTGAACGTCACCGCACCGGTGTCATCATCGATGGAGACCTGAACCTTCACGCCCATGGCCTCGCTGATCCACTCTAGGTCAGCCTGCTTGTCGGTAAGCAACTGCCCGCCCGAAAGCCCCTGAAGCCTGTAGCAAGCACTGTGGACCGTACGGAACCACCCCTCCTTGGACAGCAGCCCCTCGGAAACCCCCCAAGCCTTCGACGCACGGCCAACGGCCTCGGCCCGTGCAGCGCGAGTCATGGAGGCAAACCCCAGCCGCAGCGGGTCGCCGCCGAGCCTCTCCAGTGCCAGTTCCATCTTGGACAGGATCGCTGTTGTCTTCCCCGTCCCGGCCCCACCGACGAGCCTCGCAACTTCCGCTGGCTTGCTCAAACTTCCCATCTTCACGCCTCCTCACTCGCGACTACCGTGTGGACCGAAAAACTTTTCGGGCCAACCCGCTTCCTAAACCGCTTTTCAGTCCAGCGTTCGTGCCTTGTTTTTCAGGGCTAAACGCTCGCTGGCCCAAAAGCCCACCCTAAAAGACCCCAAGAGCCCCCCTCTTCAAAAACGGCCATATACAAGGGGGGAATCAGTCATCACCCGCTCCGTCGATCGCCATCGACTCCAGTGCAGCAAGTTCCTGCCTCGTCCACACGACGTAGTTCTTCCGCGTGTCGCCAAGATGCCGGAACCTCCCGTGCTTGAAGTCCTGTGCCCCGAGGCTCCCAAGCAGTCGCCGTTTAAGTGCGAGCCGCTCGCCCTCAGTGACCTTGTGATTTCGCTCAATGTCCTCCCACACCTTCCCCCAAATGAACCACAACGTGCCGTCCTGCCTCCATGCGGCCCGTCCTGTCGGGTCGGGTATATCCTCGTCGCTCGGCTGGGAAGCCTGCATAAGACGATCGTGGAGCCAGCCAGCCAGAACCACGTACCGAAGGGATGACGCCCCCGGCCATTCCTCCTCGGCCGTCTCCAGCAGTTTCGCCTTGACCCCCTGCGTCCTGCGGCTCCTGGGCGTCTTGCTTGTGGCGTAGTCCTGAACCTTCAGCCCCCCGTCCCAAATGCCGTGCCACGCCTTCGGCTCGGCGTCGAGCATGATCTTGCCGGTCGCCGCCAAGACCGCAGCGGCGACTTTCATCGCACTGCGGTACTGATCCACGGTCAGGGAGACGTTCCCCGAACGGTTGGTCGTGTACTGCTTCCAAGCCGGAACGTGCAGTCGGTACTCCAGCGGATCCGAATGAACGATGGTAAGTTGCCAATCCCCCGGCCCCCATTCCGGCTCGGAGTCAGTGTTGGGGGTCAGCGGTGCGAACGACAGCCCGCTGGCCGTGAACGCTTCGCACGTTTTCTTCGGCACTGCCTTGCGTGGCTTCTTGCCGCCTTCGGCCGGCGGATCGCCACCCCCGTCACCGTTTGACGAATGGTGCCCCCTGCTCTCTGCCTCACCGCCGCCGTCACGCTCCGTCAGGTTTGCTGCCTCCATGGCGCTCTCCGGGTCATGCCCTGAGATGTGCGTCTTGCGAGCGAATGAGATGGCAGACCGAACCACCGACACAACCTCACCGTCAGGCAGAGGAGGCTTGCACATTGTCGCGTTGATGGCCCGCATCTTGGCGAGCAGATCCTGCTGCTCCTGCGGCCTGTCGATGTCCGGTCCACTGCGGAACGCCTCACGCACGGCAAACCGATGCAGCTCGTTGTTCCTTCCTGGCCCATCGCCTCCGTACTGAACCGGATCATGGAGCAGCATCCTCGATGGCTTCTTTCCATTCCCACCCTGGATGCCGCTGCCGTCATCGTTCCACAGGATCGTCAGTAGCTTCTCGGGGATCGGTGCCAACTCGACTTCGCTCGGGGACAAGCCATCAACCCACTGGTACACCTTGCCCGTGTGGTGCGTTGACGGCGGGATCACCGACTGCGATGCCCGCCCTCCGTTGCCGAAGCGAAACTCAATGCCCCGTAGCTTTTTCACTTGGATCGGCGGCAGGCTTTCATCCCACCGAAATAGCCGATGCGGACCGCGACCAGCGATGTAGGTCGGCGTGTAGATTTCACCGAGCCCCAAGTCCGACCAAGCAGCGGAGGCTTCCGGCCCGTCAAGTTCGACGTCAATCAAGCCGCTGGCTGGCCCGAGCAGAACCCCGATGTTGACGGGAGTGTCGCTGTCGAGCCACGACAGGATTTCATCCTCGTCGGACGTTGCTCGCATCTGCCACCCGTCGCCACCAGCCGGATGCTTCCCCGGCGTTCCGCAGTCTTTGCCCTTCCAGCAAGTGCAGACAGTCGGCTCGCGGACGCCATACAGCCTGACAAGCTTCCATCCTTTGTCGTAGGTTCCAAGGAGCGATCCAATGCCCATTTGGTGAATCCGTTCGTGCGGTGTCTGTGACATTCGTCCCGTTTTCCTCCAGCGGTTCCGACCGGGGGGCGAACTGCCCCCCGGTCGGCTTCCGCAAAATCAGTCACTCGTCGGTTTCGATCTGACGCTCGACAGCCTTCAGCGGGTTGGTGTAGAGACGCTGAATCGCAGCACCGGCCTCCTTGCTGATCTTGCCCGTGAGACGCGGGATGATCTGCGAGTAGTCGATGCCACCCTGAGACGTTGCCTTCTCCAGCGTCAGGGAAACCCTGGCACGGAAGTGAGGAACCTCCAGCCGAGTCACGAACGGGGCGACGGTCTTCAACGAACCCGGCCCGGCCGAAACGATCACAGGAAACGCCTCACCCTCCTGCAAGATCGCCATAACGCGCGACTCCTTGCACCGCCGCCCGAAGCCGCCGCGACCGCTGCCGTCCTTGTTCCACGGCAGACGGTTCCAGTCGTAGAGCCGGTTGCCGATGCGGCACTCCTCCAGAGCGACCGGGTCGATGTCACCGAGATCGTCACTGACTCGCTCGGCTGTCCGAAGGTCGTAGGTCACCAGCAACGGTGGCTTTCCCTTCTGGATGTCCTCGCTATTCCACAAGACGCCACGCTGGCCGTAGTAGGTGAGGATGCCCTCAATGGCCTTCGTCTCCACCTCGTTGTTCCCCGAGTCCAGATAGACCCAGGTTTTCCCGCCACCCGCTGGCGTCTTGACCTTCACCAGTGCGTTGAGGTCAAACCCACGCCCCTGCGTGTTGGCCTCAATCGCCTCCGCGATGTCACTGTCTGGCATCAGTGCCGGAAACAGCGAGACATCCACCTCCTCCAGACGAGACAACGACGTCCCGCCGCTTGCTGCAACTGCCGTGCTTGCTGAACTCTTAGCCATGAACACATCCTCCATGCCTGACTTCTGAAACCCAAACAATTAGCCGCCGTCAGAGCGCTCTGCTCCGAAGTTGCGACTCCACGAACTCCGTCACCAAGCCGTCAAAAGCGGTCCCAGCGACGAAAGACTCACCACGATTGCGGCCACGGTTCTTCGCCCGTTCAGCCAGCCATGCCTTGAGGGTTGCCGTTGCAACGGTCGTGATCTCCTCGGCAATCCCCTCCTTTTTTGCTGCGTCCAGCACCTTATCACGCTGGTCTGAGTTGACCGAAAGCCTCAGAGACTCCTGCATCCACCACGTTCGCCCGGCAACCTTGCATCCGTCGAGGCCACTTGCCCCGAGGGACTCCAGCGCCAGCCGCTCCATGCGTTCAAGCCGTTCGTTCGCTGACTTGAGCGAGGCTTCGGCGGCTGACTTCTCGTCACGCAGCCTCGCCACCTCAGACAACAGGTCGGACAACTCGCTCGGAATAACCACCTCACCCGTACTCATCAGTTGTTCTCCGGTTCGACCAAGACACACTGGACTACGGCCTGCCAATCGACCGTTCGGCGTAGGGCAGTCGCCAACGCCGCACTGAAAAACTCGTCCATCTGCGACATTGGCTCACGAAGCTCTTGGCAGATTTCGTGTTGGAGCCGAGCCGCCACCCGCGTGATGCACCAGCCTTCGCTCACCTGACTCGCAATGCGACGGCAGAGCTTCTTGTTCTGGCGAATCATCTTCACCATGACCAGCGTCTCGCGATTCGCCACTACGTCACCGCTCAAGATCATGCCACTGCCTCCTTCCGGCTTGATAGCCGAGCCATAACGGATGAAACGACGTCGCTCTTTGTCGTGAGTGCCCGATACACGGCCTCGTCAATCGTGTCGCGGGCAACAAGGTGGTAGTAGTGGCAGCAAGCGGACTCCTGGCCCGGCCTGCGGAGCCGCCGCAGTGCCTGCTCATAGATGCCCGGCGACCAATCGACCGAGTAGAAGACGGCGTGAGCAGACCGCGTCAGGTCGATCCCCTCCGCACCAGCACGAATCTGAACGCCGAGAACGTCGCTGTTCCCTGCCTTCCATGCAGCAAGAGTCTTTTCGCGGCCACTGACCTCGCTGTATCGCCTTCCCGTCTCCCGGCACAGTGCCTCAATCTCACGGGCATCGGACGAGAAGACGTAGAACACCACCAGCGGCTCTGCTCGGTCGAAGTCATCCAGCCAATCCCGAAGCGCTGCTCGCTTCGCCGGCATCCCGTCGATCAGCGATGCCGCTTCGGCCTCATCCACGCGGGCATATCCGCTCGTCGCCTGCCGCAGCCGGATCGTTCGGGCTAGTGCATTTGCACAGGTTACGAAGCCCGAGGACACCTCGGCCACCAACTCACGCTCCAACTCCTTGTAGAAACGCATCGTCTGCGGCGAGAGGTCAACGGCGATCCGCTGGTGCGTCTCTTCTGGCAGATCAAGGACATCCTCGGTCGCCACCTTCCACACCCAAGGGTCCGTGATCTCAGCGAACTCCTCCTGCCGGATGTATCGCTTCACCTGGGACGGGAACATCGGGTTGACCTCGGCAAACCGCGACCGACAGCGGACGTATGACGGCCCGAAGACTTCGGGCTTGACGAAGCGGAACTGCCCGAACATATCCAGCGGACCATTCGGCATCGGCGTCCCCGTCAGGGCGAGCCGTCGAGCCGATTGATTCTTCGCAGCCAGTGCCGCAAGCCACTTGCTCGCCCTTCCGGTCGGTGACTTTGCCCGATGAGACTCATCAAGGATGATCCATGACCACGGCATGGAAGCGATGGCCTTGCCCAAATCGCCCTGCCAGACGGCGTCGTAGTTGGCGATCACCACAAGCGGTGTCGCCCCAGCCACCGTGACCGCCTGCTTGAGCCGTTCCGCCCTCTTCTTGGTGGCTCCCTGCGTCAGCAGCAGCGGCCTCGCTGGCCTACCCAGCACACCGCTCGCCATCAACGCACAAAGGGTCTTGCCGCCACCCATGCCGATCGCTGCCATCGCCCCCGGCTTGTCTCCAAGCCACTCAACGAACCGCGTCTGATGCTGCCTCGGCTCGTAGCCCCCGGCCGATGCCCGCTCGACCGCCTCACTCCACCATTCACCAACGGCCTGCGGAGTGACCACAAGGATGTTCTTGCTCATGGACGATCCTCCGCAAGCTCCAGCAGCTTGCCGTCAACGTCCTCGCGGTTCTCCTCGACGTAGTTCTCGACCATCTCCTTCGCACGATTCCAGACCGCGAGCGTGAAGTCTGCCGTCCCTGGCTTCTTGGATGACAAGCACAGCAGTCGCCAGTCGAGCAGTTCCACTTCGTCAGGGGTCGGGGGCCAGCCGTCGCCGTTTGAGTCACGCCGACAGCCGGGATCGCCGGCATGGACGATGAACTCGACCTCGACATGGAGCGTGGCGAAGCCTCGGCCAAGCTCATCGTTCTCGTCAGGGATCTCGATGGTGAGTTTCATGGCCCCACCTCCTCGGCGTTGGCGGCGACGATCTCAGCCTTGATCGCCTCCAACTGCCGGTCGATCGCATCGCGGTATTGCGTCAGCTTCTCGCAGGCTTTCGCCAGAGCCTCGTTGCGGGTGTTGTAGGTGTTGTGATCGACCGTCCGCAGGAACACTTGGCCGAGTCCACCACTGTGGCGGCAGACCGCGACGTTCCCCGGAAGTCGACCGAGGCACTCGTACGCTGAAATCCAATACTGGCAACCAGTCTTATCGTCGCACCTGTCATGAATGAACATGGTGTAGATGTGAGAGCCATCGGGGATCGGCGTTCCGTAGGTCTCAATCATCCCCGCGATAGCTGCCGCTGCCTCGGCGTCTCCGGTCATCGTCTCTGTTGATGCTTGGTCCATAGCGCGTTCCTTGCTGTGAGAGGGGGGAAGAGAATCCGTTCCTGAAAAGAAGTGCCGGGGGGCAGGGGGAAACGGAGAAACCCTGCCCCCCGGCAACAGACAGCGGGGGACTAGACCGCCATCTCCAACGCAATCCGCTCGGCACGGCGAACCGCACCGTCACGGAGCGAACGGATCACACGCCCCATCTCGTCGGGCCGACGCTGACGGGACGCCTCATGCTGCACGAACCCCTGGACGGCATTGAATGCCTCCCAGGCAGACACCTGAAAGTCATTGCCCATCGTCGGGCGACCTGTCTTGACTCGCTCGTTCTGGAGCCTGCGGAAAATCGCCTCGGTGCGGTTCCGATGGATCGTCGCGGCACGACCCTCATCCCGCTTCGGCTCTCCGTAGACGGCGTTCAGGAACTCGACCATCTGAACCTGACGCCCCTCCATCGACTCGATGAGTGCCGACAAGCTGCCCCACGACTCCTTGAGCGTGGAGAACTGCCCGATGAGCGTGTCCATCTCGCTGCGGAGTCCGCCGGTATGCCAGATCGAAACCGTCGTGCCCTTGGTCTGCCGCATGATGTGCATATTGGAACAGGCATCACGCCAGTACCCCATCGAAGCCCTGAATGCCTGACCGCCGTACCCCGCGTTGATGATCACGCGAGGGAAGACGTTGTCGGCGGTGCCGTAGACAGCCTTGCGATGCTCGACCGTGGGCTGGATGGAGACGAAGTGACCGTTGCGGAATCCGCACTGGACGTCGGCTACACCGTCGAAGGCAGCGGACGCGGCCTCCACCAGAGCGAGGACATCGTCGGTGGTGTGCGGGACGTACCGCTGGCTCACGCTGCCTTGACCGACAACGTCATGCGTGTCGGAGCGGAACAGGGCGTACCACGGTGTCCGCATCCCCTCGGGGCCAGCCAGCGGGAAGCGGTCCACGCTGAAATCGAACGCTGACTTCACCTTGCTCACAACCGAGTTGTCCATCGTCGCGATGCTCATGATCTGTTCTCCGTTTTCTGAGTAGTGTTTCCAAGCCTAAACAATCAGTCCAGCGTCCCGGCCAACGCGGCCGCAACGCAAGTCATCGAATCCCGAAATCAGCCGATTCTGCTGGCGATCTGCTCCGCTTTCGTCAGGAGCGTGAGCAGAGATGCCGCGTCACTTGCAAGCGAGCGAAGTTCCTCATGGGCTTCGTCTGGCGTCATCTCATTTCCCTTCACGTCGTCTTCCACGATGCCGCATGACATATGAATCCTCATGCTTCGCAGTGCGCAGTCGAGTTGCTTTCTGATGACGCCAATCATCGTCGCGGTTGTTCTGGTCTGGTCGGCCAGGAGTCGGACAGAAAGCTGGTCGTGCTTCTGCTTTGTCGCGGTCATGGTCATGGTTCCGTTTTGAAAAGGGTTGGGGAGTCCGAACAATCGGTCAGGAAGGGATCTGCGTCACGCGAATCGTCTCGCCCGTCCAGGGGTTGATGCACTCTTCGCGGTGCAGCCCCTCCTGCTCACGGATCACGGCACACAGGTCTTCGATCAACGTCAGGACGTTGTCTACGTTCTTCGGGTTGTCGCCTACCTTCGTCTGGAGTCGCGTCTTCAGGTCATCGCGGCCAAGCGACCGGATCGCGTCCTGAATCTTCTTGAAGTCCATCTTGGAAGCAGGGGTCATCGCAAGTCTCCGTTGGAAAGGGTGTTAGGGAGTCCGAACAATCAGCCGCGAAACGGAACCGTCGCCTTGCCGCTACGGTTGATAGTGCAGCGGGTCTTGCTACCCCACTTGCGGAACCCGTCATTCACGAAATCGCAGAGGCTCTGCTCGATAGCGGCCGCACGATCAGCGGCCTCACGGCAGGCCGTCTCGACTTCGTGCCGGTTAAACTCCTCGGCCGTCATTCCGGTGGCCTTGCGGGCAGCGATTCGGGCAGCAATGCGAGCCTTCGTTGCGTCGTCCATTTTCTTGTCTCCGTTTTTAAGAACCCCCCGAGGCGTCCGCCCCGGTATGACCCTAATATACACTATCGGCAAACGGTGTCAATAGCCTATAGAAATAATTTTTCCCTCCCGTTTTGCTCTCGTTTTTCAGGGTTTTGCCGTTTTTGCCCCCCGGCCCCCCCCCGGCCCCCGGCCGGTTTTGGGCCCCCGGCCGGTCCCCCCGGCCCCACAGCGGGCCAGCCGGGGGCCGGGCAGGCGGTCACGGGCCAGCCCCCCCGGCCCCACGGACCACCGCGTCAATGAACGCGGTGACCGCTCGGGCCATCGGCGTGTCGCTTCCCAACTCCTGGCCAATACGGACGAGCGTCAAGGCCATCACGATTGAGTCGATGGACTTCATGCCATCACCTCCTTCTCAACAGGCCAGACGTAAGACAAGTCCGATGGCTCATGCCACCCGAACTGACAGTAGTGGCCGTAGTCCTTGCGAAGCAAGTTGCTGCGATGGCTTGCGTGAAACGATTCGTAACCAAGCCAGTTCGGAAGTCGCCAGCCAAGAATGTCAGCGCGTGAAACAACGGCAGCATCGAAGATCGCTTGGCGAACCGCGACGAACTGATCGAAGAGAGTGTCTCGGTAGCCTCGGCTTCGCCATTCACAGCACATCACCATGCCGTACCCCGCAAGGGCAACCTCATGCCCTCGCCACATCCTGGCCGCTGGATGGTGCGACCACGCGGACTTCGTTGGCTGATGATCGCCAACCGGAACGCCGAGTGCGAGGAGCAGTTGTTTGGTTTCGACTCGCTGCTTGCCGAGCCGCTTTCGGTCAAGACATCGTGCCGAATGCGTGAACGATGCGTAAGGAAGAAACGTCTGCATCAGAATCCCTCCCCCAAGCTCTTTGACTGAAACCTAGCCTTGCGCACGATCACCGAACGTCTGACGATCTTTTCGTGCGACCCTGTGTCCCCGAGGAACTTGTTCAGAGACAGGTCAAGTTCATAGGCAAGCAAGTCGCCGTTATCATCCAAGGTGCCCTCGTTGCACTGCACCTTGATCACGGCCACGGACGGACGCCCTAGCTTGTCGAAGGTGTTGACCCTGGCCGTGGCCTCGATGCCGTGTTGTTTGCCTGTCGCTTGCAGCATGATCGACCGCGTATCGGGCGACGTCGCAAGCCAAGCCCCAATGCTTTTCATCGGCATGGTTCACCCCACCTTCGCGTTGACGTTGAGCCACCCGACGAACGCAACCTTCGGCCGGGGGACTTCCACGGCCCTGACCTCTTCGCTGTCCTGAAGCCCCAGCTTCTTGAGCTTTCGCTGAGCCTTGGCGAACGTCGTGAACCACTCCTGAACAACACCAGACGGCGTGTCTTCTTCGTGGTACGTGATCCCGTAGATCACATGGCATCGCACCGCTCTGGCCTTCTTGACCTTTGCTTTTGGTTCCATCACTTCACTGCCTTTCGTTGAATGTGTTTCCTTGCCGCCGCAATCAAGTCTTTTCGCCGCCTCTTCGCCGCGTCTTTTCGCGGCACTTCCACCTTGAACTCAAACCTTGCGACCGCCCTCCCCTTGCGAACGGCGACCCGCCCGCTGTCGAGGATTGCGACCATTTGCTCTGGTGTGTGGCACAACTCCCCCGGAGGCGGCTGCAACACCCACGCACCGCTCCCCGACCTTTCAACCGTGAGGTATTCACGCACCTCATCCACTCGCATCGCATCGTTGGGCTGCATTGAGTGGCGGTCGAGCCGGACGGCGGTCAGCACCATGCCGAGGATCGATCCGCTGAAGTAGGCCACCACGTTCATTGGCCTGACGTACTCAGCGCTGTCGAGCAGGAACTCGCCAAGCGGATCCTCGCCGTTTTTAGCCACCCAGCGGGAGTAGTCGAGCCAGCTTGCTTTCGCTTCATCGGCTGTTGGAACGTCCTCCTGATTACACAACTCATGGTCGCCGTCCGAGTAGTTGTCGACGGTGTAGCCTGTCTCGCTTTTGGTGTCGCACCAGTAGGTGGTCTTGTGCCAGCCACCCGGCGAACCGCAATCGTTGTCGCCGCATTGCCACGCGGTTTGGACCCATATATCGCAGCACATCACTTCACCGCCTTTCGCTGCCGCCCGACCTTCCGAACCTTGCCCATGAACTCCTTGCCGTTGATCCACCACTCGCCGTCGCCGTCACGGTCAACGGCTGCGAGGTCGAGCGAATCCCATTCCTGCTTGGTGTAGGCGGGACCGCCCTCGTCGTGCTGGTCGTACATCACCTTGATCCGCTCGCCGTTCGGCATCGCCAGAACGTGAGTCGCTTGCCACATGCGGCTGTCCTCGTTCATCGGACTCCTCCACACTTGACGCCATTGATGGCCTGAGCCACCCGGTTCCCGGCCAGTACGAACTCAAGGTTGAACAGCACGATCGCGTAGTTGCGAGCAGCGGACTTCAGCCCTTCCAACAGATCACCGAACGTCTCATCGAAGACTGCTTGCACCTCCGCACGAAGACGGGGGGCAAGTTCTTCAGCCTGCTCCGCTATTTCATTGTCGGTCCACCCAAGCTCACGCAGCCGTGAGATGCAGGAGTTGGTTGCCTTGTCGCAGGCATGACTTGTGAGTTGATCCAGGGTCATTGGTTGTCTCCGTTTGAGTCGTGTTCAAGAGTGCCAGTGCTGAATCTTGCCGCCGAGTTTCTTTGCCGCACGAACCGCCAAGTCGCGGCGGCGGTGCTTGCGTCCAACAACATCCATCCGTCCGTTCTCTGTGGTCCGAAGGATCCAGTAACGGCCAGACGAGTCACGCTCCCCGATGATCGTGATGACCTTGACTTGCATCACTCGCCCTCCTTGGCGAAGGCATTGGAGCGGTCGAACGATGACTCCCACGCAGCGTCGGCAGCGGCTCGGTACTGCTCCGCAAGTGTCGAAAGCTGGCGATTAATCTCCATCCACGCATGGCTCTCGGTCGCGAACAGCCGAGTGGGGTTGATGTTCATGCTGCCCCAAGTGCTTTCGATGGATTGGCAGACGTAGCCGCGAGCTTCCTTCCGCCCGACCAGAACCTTTCGGGGAGCGGCATCAAGTGGCGTTGCGCCGACGTTGCGTGACGGCACGTAGTAGGCAGTTGTGCCCTCAAGCTCCGTCAGCGGCTCATTAACGGTCACGGCGGGGAAGGCGGCAGCGAACGACTTGCAATACTGTCGCCACACCTCGGCACTCGCGGACTTGGACGATGCGGTGTCAACGTGCCGCACCTCAACCCCCGCCCCGATGTGCGCGTCACGGAACTTGTTGAAGAGTGGATCAACAACAATCGTCGTTTTCGGAGACGGGTGGGCAGAGCAGATGGCATCGCACACCTCACGGCCTTGCTTGGTCCACGGGAGGTGAATGAACCTTGTGTATAAGTGCCCCCGGCACTCTTGGTACTGCCCACTTGCTGCTTTGATTTTCTTTCCCCACTTCGCCACGAAGCCCTCCGGGTTGCGAAGGTGAATCGTGATCTTGTGGATCGGCGTGATCGTGCGGCCGAGGATGTGGTCGAGTGTCGGATTCTCGGAAACGTAGTCGATGTCGTGCATGGCTTTTTCTTTTGTGTTGTGAGTTAGTGGAGGACAGGTATCCGAACAATTACCAGATGCGAATCGACTGTGATTCCCGCTTGGGCTCAGGGTTGTTGGGGGTGCTGATCTCTTCAAGGATGGAGGTCAGCGTGTCGAAGATGTCATTCAGTCGCGGCAGCACATCCGTCTCGGCGTTCACCATGTTGGAACGCGAGCCGTCGCCGTAGGGCGAGGCCATCTTCCGCAGGATCGCTGCCCTCATGTGCTTGAGGTCGGTGCAGGCACTTGCGATGCCTTCAATCATCCGGTTGCGTTGCTCGTTGAGTCTCATCGTCGTTCTCCGTTTGAGATGGTGGAAGGTGTAGAAGTCCCGTCGATCACTGATCAATCCAAATGCACCAAGCAGCGGCGACGTCATGCCGAACGCCGTTGATGATCGTCGCTCGGTCGCGTCCGCAGATCTTCGTCCCCGGCTTGCGAGGCTGGAGGTAGCCGCACTCGATCAGAACCCTGTTGCAGTCGCGGACCAGTGCCCGCTCCTTGTTCCACTCCGCGACGTCGAGAACGTGGCTGAACACTTCCGCCCCATCGAATCCCTGCTCCTGGCACTCCGGGTCGTTGTCCCAGACGTCGTTGATGTAGGCGATCTCGGCCTTGAGTGCATCGCTGCCGTGCGTTTCGATGGCAAGCAGGAGCCGAGAGCGGTTCGGGAGGTAGTCGCTTGCTCGCATGGTCGGCTCCGCTTCGACCAACTCCAACTCGTAGTCCTGAAACGGCTCGCCGTCCGAGACGAACTCGGCAACGGCCTTCGCTTCGGCAATCGACGGGAATCGCTCCTCGGCAAGATCGGGGTCCAGTTCGTCGCACTTGATTCGGTAGCTGGTCATGGTTCGTTTCCTTGTGGTTCGTGGAGTCCCGACCCGGCCTCCACAGCGGAGGCCGGGTATCCGAACAATTGGTCAGGCGGGGAACTTTTCAAGCAAGTTCTTGATCGACCCGTAGACTTCCCGCTGGGCCCGTTGTTCGGCGTCTTGGTTGGCATTGGCCAGCAGAGACGTCGAGCGACCTCCGCCAACGTGCATGAGGAGCGAGTCGAGAAAGTGATCGCTGATGCCGACCAAACCTTCGCGTCCGTTTTTCTTGAACCGCTCATCGGCATGAGTCCAGAACACATACTTGTGCTGCGCGAGCAGCATTGATTCGGACCACTCAATCGCGTCGGCAGGATTGAGCGTTGCCCGCTCAATGAACTTGCTCTTGGCTTCTTCGTATGACTTGGTTGCGTAGCTGACCTTGTCGGCAACCCTGTCGGCCAGCGTGACGGCGGGAGCGGCAACCGCCGGCTCCCCGAAGACGCCACCCTTGGCGATCGCGGCGGCTCGCAGCCGTTCAATCTCGGCCAACGCCTCGGGGCTCTCGCCGTTGTCCGACACCTCGTTTTCCCAAGAGCCGCGTTCGTAGCACTCGGGGCAAAGCTCAGCGGAACCGTTGTCCCCGGTGTCCCGCGTCTTGCGGCCGCAATCGCCGCACTTGAAACAGCCGCCGCGATTGAACTTGCTTGCGTTCTTCATTTTCGTCTCTCCGTTTTGAACCTTGCCGGGGGGTCCGCCTCGGCTGCTTCTATCATACCCTATCGGCGTTTTGTGTCAATAGGCTATAGAAAAATATTTTCCCTCTCGGTTTTACCCTGAAAAACGCGATTTGCCGCCGCCTACGTCGCCCCCCAACGGGGGGGTAGTTCAGGGGCAACCGGGGGCCGGGGACGGAGACGCCCCCCCCGTGAGCCGCACTGGAGCGGCGGTCTCAATCCAGACGCGAGCGCCGCATGACAGCGGCTTGTCTGGAGAGTAGACGATGACGCACGGACCAAGGACTTCAACGCGAGTCGCGTAGACGTTCGTGCGTCCGTTCTTCACCGTCAACACAGGGTGACGATCGCCGGTCTTGAGATTCCGACGAATCACGTGCTGATTGACATGGATGATGGTCTTGCCCATGCAAGCCATTTTCCATGCTCGTCAAGAAGTGGCTGGCTTGGATCGCTTCTGCGTCTTCGGGACAAGCCGCTTGGATGCGATCCAGACGGGATTCCCGCTGGTCGCGTGAATGAGCGGACGGAGACGGGGGAGATCGGCAGCAGAGATTGCCGCCAGCCGCTTCCCGCCGTTCGTGTAGATCCCGCACCGCGCATTGCGAGCCGCTCGCGTGACCGTCTTGACGGCACACCCAAGCTTCTCTGCTGCTTCAACTGACGAAAGGTAGACCACTTCGTTGCTCTCTTCCACTGGCCGTTCCTCCATCATCATACGGTCGTGACTTTTTTTGTCTATAGAGTGACTTCAGTTTTCAGCCCAGCTTTGAGCGTCGGCGACCAGCAACGGCATCGTTCTTCGCCGCTGCCGGGGGGAGTGCCGCCGACTACCTCGGCCACGGTCACGGCAGCGGGGAGAAGGTCGCAGCCGCGTGGTACGTGGACCCGAGGCTCCAAAAAAAGCAGCCAGCGTGGTCGCTTCTTCCGCGGCTTGGGCTTGGGGGCGACTTTCCACCGAGCAATTGACGGGTATTCATTCACCCCCCCCCCCGAAAACCTCCGCGCGCGCGTTGAACGGTAAACCCCAAGGTTTCCCGGCTCACGCGCGAAGGGGATTTTGACCCCCCCTCGGGGTCTTGCTTTTCCCCTTATATATGAGCCTTTTTGCTTCAAGATCGCATTTTGACTCATCTCGCGGCATCCCCAGGGCTTTTCATCTGCCATCAAGCAGCGTCTTGAGCAGCAGCAGCCGATTTCGCCTCGCTTCGGGGGTCTTCTCTTGCCGCCACACCTCAGGCGAGCCGCCGCTGCGGTGCCATGGACCTGTTGCCATGATCACAGCCCCTGTGATGGCCTCCAAAGCCCCTTTGCCCTTGGGGTAGAAGTCATCCAGCCAGACCGGCCTTGCCGCTTCTCCGGTCAAGTACGCGGCCAGGATGGAACACATGAGACGCCGGTTCCTTTGCCCCCTGAGCGGGTCTTCAGGGAGCGGGTCCGCGAAGACATGGAGGTGCGGCTTGGCTTCAGCGCTGTTAACCAACGTCACCATGCACGACCCAGACGGATGGAACACCGTCCGCCACCGGCCCCAGATCAACGGCTGGGCTTCACGGGGCATTTGTGGAAGCACCAGCAATCAGAAGCCGCTGTCGCTCCTCAAGCAGCCGCATTACATCGATGGCAAGACGGTATGCATGGCTTCCAGGCTTCGCCGTATGACACGCGGCACGGGCGCGGTCCTCGATGCGGGCACAGTCATCGGCACTCAGGGCAAACAGGCGATCTTCGGGCATGATTGATTTCCTGGCCGCGTTCGATCTGAAGCTGCATGGCCAGAGCCTATTCGTTCACTCCAGTAGGCTTTGAGTTTCGAAAGGTCGCCTCGACTCGCTCCCGCAGTTGGTCGACCGTTCCGTCGTTGACGACGAGTTTGTCGATCTGCCCGAGGGGGATGCCGGCCTCCGACACGTGGGCCGCCACAGGCTCCAGCTCTGGCCGGTGGATCAGCCACACCTCGCCGCCCTGGCCATGGATCAGCCGCGCTTCATTCTCAAACCGAACGTCGGGCACCACGATCAGAGATATGCCGCCCGCTGCCAACTGCTCCCACCGCCAGAAGGCCACGCGGAGCCAGATGTCGTCGCGGACCATCTGCCGGCCCCACTCGGTCCCAAGGGTCTGGAGGAGTTGCCGGGCAGATGCCCCGATCCCGACGATAGGCTGTTCCTTCTCGGGCCGGTTCCGCAAGACGGACTCGGGGATGCCAAGCATCGTCGACAACCCCTGGTAGATCGGATCCGCGAACGCAACCCGACAGGCCCCAGGGACCATTGAGGCGGCAAGGTCTTTGCCGGCGCCAGCAGCGCCCGTCAATCCGATGATGCGTCGTTTCATGCCACCCCCCGCAAATCGGCATCGCACCAGATCGGGAACGCCCGGGACACTTCCCGCCGGCCGTGGTCAACGATGACGAGCGATTGGCACGGCGCCTCGAACTCGGCCTTGATGCGGAGGGCGAATGCCGACATCCCGATCAAGCTGCCGTTGCTGACGTACTTCCCGCGGAGCCATCCCCACTGATGCCAGTGTCCGAAGACGTCAAGGTTGGCCGGTCGGCTGCGGTTCCATGCGGAGATAGCCTTGTGGACCGGCACCGCAATCCCGCCGATCCCTCCTTGGTAACGGATCTCATGGCCGTGGTGATAGCGCACGACAAACCCGTCAAGATCGAGATACCCGAGATAACCGGCCGCTATCTCCCAGCGAACGTTTGGCCTCGTCTCGTTGGAGGCCATCATCAAGTAGGCGTTCTGCTCAAAACTGTGGTCGTGTTCCGTGGCCTTGCGTGGCTTGCCGAAGTTGGATCGCCCGTGGTTCCCGGGCTGCGTCACGACGATCACCTCCTCGGCCATGTCGGCCGCCATGTCGATGATGCCCCGCAGCCGAGCCGCAGCCCACCGCGTAGCGGCCATTGGCGCGAGCGAACACGTCTCGACCAGTTCTTCGTGGATGTGCCCGCTGATGAAGTCACCCAGGGCGGCAATCACGATCCTGTCGACCTTCACCAGTTGACGTTCGTGCTCGACCAAGACGCCGATCCGCTTGGCCAGTTCCACGATTCTCCGGTCAGCAACCTCAAGGTCGAACGCATTCAGTCCTGCGGTCTGCTCCCGCGTGACCGTCTCTTCGACGTGCCAATCAGACAGCACCACCACCGCAGTAGCGGAGTTGGCCTTCGCAGGCCGGAACTTCCTCGGCATCGTTTTGGCCTGGATGCCGGCAAGCCCCGCCAGGGAATCGGCCCGCGCCCGCTCGGCATCGATCTGCCGGAGCGCTGCCTTGTATCGGCCCTGGGTGGCGGCAAGTTCGGCACGAAGACGTGCCAGATCGGCATCAGCCCGCAGCCGGTCGGCTTGGTCGACGCCCGCGTGGATGTCTTGCTTCAGGCTTTTTGGTTGAGCCATCGCAGCACCTCCGAGCATCCAACGGAGATCAGCCCGTGAGCCGTGTAGATTTTGTGGATGCTTTTCGCCACCGCCGTCCTGTTCCCCTCCAGCTTGCCGGCGAAGAACTCCTCAGCGATCGCGTTCAGTTCGGCCTGCCGCTCGGGCGGGAGCTTATCGAACCAGCCCTGCGGCCCCTTTTTCGCGGCAACGACCGCGCGACGAATCTCGTCCATCAATCCCGTTTTCGCTTTCGGCATCGTCGCTCCTCGGTGTCGGGACGCTGCTCGGGCTGCTCTTTTTCTGCGCTGCGAGAATCAAACTCGACCAGCCCGCCGTCTGAATCGCCGTCATCGTCAAACGGGCTCCCCTCGCCAGGCTCAAGCCCCGGCCACGTTTGGCCGGGATTCCGTTTCCGCCGCTTTGCCATCGGGAGACTCCCTTGGTGCAGGCGGATACTACGCCTCGGGCGGGGAAGGCTTTGAGTTGCTGTAGACCAGGGCCCCGGTGGCAAGACCAGCAGCCAGGGCCAGCCTCGCAGCGGGCCGGAAGAACAGCAGCCCGCGGATCGTCGCTTCTTCCTCCATCCAACCCGTGATCTCGTCGAGCCGCTCGGGCTTCTGGCACTCCTCCCAGCCCCACTGGTCCATGATCGCCTTCCGCTTCAGGCACGGGCATGACGGAAGGGCCTTGATTCCGATCGCCTCCAACGCCCGATGCAGCACCGATCCCGGTCCCTTGACCACCGCCTTACCGGAATACTTTTCGGCCAGCGCGTCGTACGCCTCGTCGGGGATGTCGATGAACTCTCCGTCCGGTGTGGTCACCGGAGTGCCAGCGGCAAGCACTTCGTCGGCGTAGCCAGCGGGGCGATCCGGTGCGACTTCGTGAATGGCTGCAATGAGTACAAGCGTCATGGTGGTGGCGACACCGTGGTGCAGTCGGCCCATTCCGCCGCGTTGCCAATGAGGGCCCACTGGAATGGATTCAAACCGCCGCCCGGGCAAGAGCAGACGTTGACGAGAATCCCGGTGAACGTCACCGTACATCCGGGGTTTGGAACGCACGGCTGGCCATCAGGAAACACCCACATCGAACCGTTCCAGAATGGTGCGCGATAGCACGCACGACTTCGTGAGACAAGGGTCGAGCCGTAGTTCGTGAATTGCCGGAAGCAGTAGCAATTGTAAGACGAGCAGCAGCAGTCCGCGTCGGCCGTCAGGCCTGCGATCAACGTGCCGTTGTATTTGAATAGGCCCATAGGTCACCCCGTGTACCCGGTGACGCACTCAGCCAATCCGATGATGACCGGGGACGTCGTGACCTTCGCCGGAACCCAGACCTGCATCCGGTCGAATCTCAACTCGGTTGAAGTCTGAACCACGTCATAGACAAGGTCTTGCTGCACGTGCGCGACGTTGACGAGGAACCAGTCGCCTCCGTCTTTCGCTATCGAGATTTTCTTGGAGCCTTCGTCCGGCAGGGTGTAGAGAAAGTTCTCTACCGACACCGTTGACGTGACTCCGTTGATCGTCAGCACCAGCGTTTTGTATGAGTCCTTCGCCCACGCTCCGGTGAACGTCGACTTGCGAATCACCGCTGACGGGGCAACGCTGGGCGTCTGGTGCTCAAACGTCAGCGGGGCCGTTCCCTTCGTCTGCCGCTCGAACCCAACGACAGCCCGGCCGATCCGCTCGCCGGCGCCTCGGGTGAACCGCACGAATCGTCGGCCAGCGTCTTCTGCCACGGATCACCCCTCAAGGATCTGTGCCAGAGCCCTCACGTTGGCCACGTTGGCCTTCCAGGCGTAGTTCCCTGGCTCCATGCGGAAGATGGCCTTCTCGCCCCCACGGAGGGCCGAAGCGCCCCACAGCGTCGTGCCATCCCAGCGGCCGAACGTCACCACGTGCGTGGACTCAGTGGCAAGGTTGTGGATCACTGCGATCCCAAGGGAAGACAGAGAGGTGGTCGACAGCGTCACCGGGGTCGTGCCAAGGGTTGCAGGAATCGCCATCACGCCGGCCATGCCCATGTCGGCCGTGATGCCTGACGCAATAAGCGTCTGCGAGAAACTTCCCTTTGTCGCCTGAACCTGAAAAGACATTGTCGTGTCGGCCATTGGTCATCGCCTTTCACTGCGGCGGAACGCCGAAGAACTGAGGAAAGCTGATCTGTTTCTTGGTGCGGCGCTGCAGGATCATCGGTGGGTTGCCCTCGCCAGGGGATACCGTGACGATGTTGCCGTTGGCGTCGAGTGGCTGCGGATTGCTCGCGGGCACCTTCTGTTTTGGTTGCCCGTCACCGGGATCAAACCACACCCAGACTCGATCCCTTTCCCCGGCGCTGACGTAATTCCAGCCGACGTTGGGCAGTTGCAGCACCCAGGTTGATGCCTTCGCTGTCAACTCCACTTCCACCTTGAAGTAGCGGATTTCCTGCTCGTTGACGACTTCGACGGCCGGCTCGCCGCGGATGCCGTTGACCTGCCAGCACCACTTCGCAAAGCCGAGATAGGGGGCATTGTTTAGCGCGCCGTGGACTGCCGCAGAAAGGTTGTAGTCGTAGGTCGCCCTGTTGCCGCTGATGCTCGCGGTCAACGTCGGCTCCTCTTCAGTAAGCCCCTCGATGAAGTCGCCAGCGGTGTTGACCAGAGCGCGGAGCGTGTCGCTATTGTCGTAGTAGGTCAGGCAGGGGATCTGAACGCCACCCGTCGACCACTTCCAAATGTCTGGACGAGCCAGCGGATTCTTGTCGTAGTTTGCCTGCTTGGGAACCTCGTACTTCCACGTGACCACGTGGGCCCATCGGTTCCCGTCGTGGTAGTCGCGGCTGACGTCGAACGCCTTGCAGTAGAACGCCTCGGGGTGCGGGTCGAGGAACACCACCGGCACGGCGTTGACCACCACTGTTTCGGGCGTTGCCGGATCGTCGACGCGGACGAGCCACTTGCGACCAAACACAGGCGGTTCGCCAAACCTTCGTGTGGCTGGCTCACGCGGCAGTTCTTCGTAGTCGATGACGCCCATGTCAGCCTCCTGCCGCGCCGGCAATTTCCAGAGGTGCTGCCTGGAGAGCCTTGAGTTCTGCCAGCATCGACTGGAGCGTTTGGTGGCTCTTGCGGTACTCCGCGATGGCTGGGTCTTCACGCCCCGAGGCGAGCGACATGAACATCTTCATTCCCTCCGACGAACGAACGTCCGCAACCTCAAGGGCAGCGTTCGACTCGCCAGCAAGTGCCTTCTCGTTCTCACGCTGAAAACCTTCAGCGTCAGCGATCTGCCCTTGAAGGCGTCCAACGTCATTGGCCCGTTTCTTCTCGGCGTCAGACACGGCCTTGATCTGAGCGACTTGGTCCTTGAACTTGTTGTTGAGCTTTTCGGCAGCGTTGGCGAAAGCCTCTGCGTTGATCCGGCCGTCATCAAGCTGCTGCGTAAGTGCCGTCAGCCCGCCCTCGTACTCCGCAGCCGCAGCGGCACCAGCGGCACCAAACTTCTCCGAGGCGTTGGTCGCCTCAAAGTAGGAGTCGGTTGCTTTCGTCACCGCAGCCGCATTGAACTGGTCGTCGGCCATGTCCTGCTCGGCCAGCTTTGCGCGGGACTCAGCCAACGCTTCAACCGCCGCGGCCATCGCATCCACGGCGTCAAGCTGCTCATCAAACGCAGAACGAAGCTTGTCGGCCTCGCGGGCATAGGTCGTTTCGTTGATCGCCCCTCTCTCAAGTTGATCGTTCAAAGACGAGAGGCCGTTTTGGTACTTGGCGGCAGCATCAAAGCCGACGTCTCCATACTGCATCGCACGGTCAATGGACTCCGAGAGTGCCGACTGCTGCTGATCCAACGCACCGGAGATGCTCTCAAGAAACTCCTGCTCAATCTTCGCGGCATCAGCAAGTTCGGTTGCGGCGGCATCCTGACCAGCCTGAAGATCAACTCGCCCGCCGGCAACCGGCTGCGCTGGCCCTTGCTTGCTCGACGCAAATGCGCCACCAATGATCGGCATCTCTGACATCTTCTGGAAGAAGACATCAAGCGCTTTCTGTGCGTATTCGATCTTGCTTGAGAGCCACTCGAAAGCAGCACCGACTCCAGAACGAATGGAGTCCGCGAAGGTGTTGAAACCAGTAATCGGGATAGCAAGGCCCAGCTGTGCCATTGCGCCTGTCAAGCGAAGGGCAAACCCCACACCGGAAAGGAACGCGCCGAACAGCTTCATCGCCGCTTCGACTACTGTGCCGATGATCGTCCCGAACGGACGAAGCACTTGGCCGATTGGCTGTAACAGCGACAGAAGACCGCTACCGAGATCAGCAAAGCCATTCGACACCGCCGCGGATCCGTCTTGAACGGCGGCGAAGAAGCCAAGCAGCGGCGAACCAAGAGTGCTGCCGATGCTGGAGAAGACGGTGCCAGACCTTTCAGCAGCCTTGGACGAACGCTCCATTGCTTCGCCAAGTTCTTCAAAGTGCTTCTTGTCAAGCGCACTGATCGCCAGACCCAGCCGCTGGATGTCCTCGCTCGACTTGCCCGTGTCGAGCAGCTTCTGGATGTGAAGGTCTTGGAATGACTTGCCAGCCATCGCAGCCTCAAGCCCCAGGGCTCTGACATACGTTGCCGTCTCTTCGGCCGCTGCCTTGCCTGCGTACATCGCCTTCACGACGAGGTACGTTGTTGCAGCCCATTGGGCGAACGCGAGTGCAGAAAGCGTGACGGCACTTGTCAGGATTCCTGTCCCGCCTTCAACGGCTGTCACCATCGCAGCGAACCACTTCGTTTGAGTGGCCGCAGACACGCCCATCTTTGTCAGCCCGGCGCTGACGAGCGTTGAAGCGCCGTAGGTCTTGTCGAGTTGGCTCGCGTATGCCTTCACGCCGGCAGTCGTGAAGCCAGCCATCGTCGCAGCCTTGAACGCCGTGAACGCAACCGTCGCTCGCGTGGCGAACTTCGCGGCACCATCGGCCTCAACGCCAAAAGCCCTGAGCGTGTACTCAGCAGCCTTGATGACGCCAATGGCCTTCGTGAAACCGAACGCGAGCGACAGGACGCTATCGGTCCCGAACCGCTTCATGGTGACAGCACGGAACGTCGAGTAGATGACGCCAACCTTGGCGATCTTGAGGCCAAGTTCAATGAACCCCTCACCTGCGTTCACGATCGCGCTTGAGGCACTGCCGACTTTCTCGACGGACGAAGTGATTCGGTCGATGGCGTTCTCAACCTTGGAAGCTGCCTCTTCATAGGCATTCATGCCGCCGCTGGCATCACGCAGATCGGCATCGGCTTTCTCGACTGCCCTTGAATACACCTCTTGTGTCAGCAGTCCCTTCGACATCAAGTCATCAAGCCGCTGGACCGTTTGGGCGTACTTCTCCGCAGGCGTCTTCACCGCGTCAACGACCTTGGATGCTTCACGGAAATCCCGTGACGTTGCCCGAGCCGCCTTGCTGACCTTGTCGAGACTGCGTTCCGCTTGCGCAATGCCAGCGGCCATGCCCGATGAGTTGGCTGTGATGCGAAACGCAAGGTCAATCTGGTCAGCCATCGCTT